TGGAAGCCTCCAGGGGTTTTAATCTTATCAGCTTGAAAATATATCCAACCTTCAAAGTCTCTGCCCTCATTGTCAAAGATATGAGACCTAATACTCAGGGCTTCTTTATAAAGATTTTCTAACCCATCAACAAAGGTTATAAAGCTGATATCCTTTTTTGCTGTTCCCTTAAGCATTTCATCTCTGAAGGTAATATTATTTATATAGCCGTTATCTGTCGTTCTTTCTTCGTTATTCATAGTTATTTACTCCTTTAAGTAATAGTTAATATATGAGTATTGAAAACTATTTTTTTAGCAGTGTCAAATAAACAAAAAACCCCTCAGTTAAGAGGGGCTTTCAAGGGGATTATTAAGACTTAATTAAGCTAGTTCCCTTTCTTCACTATCTCTATAGTGATGATAGCTTTCTTTAAAATAGACATTAGTTATATTTGGTCTTGTGCCTTTGTGATATCCGTAACTCCTTCAATCCTTTCTAACTCCTTGTAGAAGTCAGAGAAGCACGGAATATCCAACAGGATTTCCTTGTTGCGTTCGTCCATATGAGCTACAGCAGTCATAAAATGTTCAAGACCTTGAGCCATTTTAATTGCTCTAGTGTCTGCGATTCCTTGCTCTACAAGATAGCGACCAATTAAAGAACTATGTGCGTGGCCATAAGGTCTTAAAGATTTGGTTATAGTTTTCATTTTTTTTACTCCTTTAAGTAATAGTTAATATGTAAGTATTTAAAACTATTTATTAATTAGTGTCAAATAAACAAAAAACCCCTCAGTTAAGAGGGGCTAGAAAGGGGTCTTATTGTTGTTAAACAAATACCTCTAATCTCCATGAAGCGTAAGGTTGCCATTCAAGATTTTTAAGACCAAATATTTTTTCCGCTGTTTCCTCCTTGAAGTAGATATTTTCACGCCAATCTTCCCAGTTTTCAGAATCTCCACCACTTTTAAGATACCAATGGCAATTTATCGCATCCCATATACCGCCACCGTCAAACTCTACTGCAAGAATAGATTTACCATCAGAAGATTCTTCAACACGAGTTGAAAAATAATAATTTCGATTGAGTTGCTCCTTTTCCTCAGCTTTTATAAATTCTTGGCCTGATTCAATAGCTCCTTTTTTCTCTTTCTCATAAAAAGTATTAATATATTTTTGAGCGTTAGCTTTAATTTTCTTTTCTAATCTTTCTACTTTATTCATAGTTATTTACTCCTTTAAGTAATAGTTAATATGTAAGTATTTAAAACTATTTATTAGTTAGTGTCAAATAAAAAACCCCCAAATTAATGAGGGTTTAAAAGGCGACTATTTAAAACTAATTTAAATTAGCTAGTTTATATTCTCCTGAATTTATCTTTGCTTGAGTTTCTTTTTTAGTCTCATTCAAAAATAGATTTCTGTATTTACTGGTGGTGTTGGAATATTCCCAATAGTTTTCGTCTAAGAAAACCCCATCATTAAAACATTGTTTAACTATAATAGAGTTATAGCTTTTAAAATATATCGCTTCAGCAGTTGAAATAATAAACTGATTGACAACAGGTTTACCGCTGTGTCCAATCATGTTTGATACTTTTTTAATCTTCATTTTTATTTACTCCTTTAAGTAATAGTTAATATAAGTATTTAATAACAGCTTTTAAGCTATGTCAAACTTTTATTTACTCTCCCATAATTATTAGGTTCTAGTGTGTTAGCATAATTAATAGTTTCTATAAAATCAGAAACAATTTGATAGCTTTGAACGCTGTCACCTTTCCATTCTAAAAATTTACCGTTTGGTTTTTTAATAGCTGTTTCTGCTGTATAAGATTCATTATCTTTAACAGCTTCTAAACCGCCTTTATATCGTCTCATATAGTTTGAACAATAAGCAAAAGCACCAAATTGTACGGATACCGTATAACCGTTATGTAATACAACTTGAAAGCCTTGTTGTTCGACTTCGTTTTTATTCAGATAAAACATTTTTATTTACTCCTAAATAGTTAAATTACTATAAAGTCT